GTGAACGAGAACTACCTGCAGCTTCTGGCCCATAAAGACGAGAATTTCCGGTTTACCGGGTTTCGTCAGCCGGTCAACCAGAACGTAAAGGTCGCGCAGGTCTTCTGGACTGGTGCGATGACCAGCTCAAACAATCGCATGCACGGAATGATGACGGCATTAACCTGAGAACGGAGGTGATTTTATGTACGGAATACAGAATTTGATTGAGGAGTCGGTCAGCCAGGTAACAGCTACCAATTCCGTCGAACTCGGAGCCCAACGATACTACGCCGGGCTAAAGTACGCCTATGTGTACAATAAGTCAAGCTCAACGGCATCGGTAGGGTATGCAATGGTCCGCATCGGGGCGAACGCCTCGGCGACGTGCGGATTTTCAGGAACGGTAAGCTCGACCGCGGGCGATGCCGATATCCTTGGCATGGTCTACCACAACGACATTCCGGCCCGGCAGTATGGCTGGGTTGTCGTTCAGGGTGCGGTTCCTGCAGCGTACTGCAACAGCGGAACATCCGTTGGCATTTCGGTGGCCCTAGATGCGAACGGGGCTTTCCGGTCGCGTTCGGCGACAACCGGCGCGCTGTACCCGTCGGTAGGCGTGGCGCTCACAGCAGCTTCTGCGGCGACGGCCCTATGCACCTTCACGGTGTATGTAAACTGCGGCTGATTCAATTCGGGAGGGGGAAACCCCTCCCTGTTTTCGGAGGAGAAAACAATGAATATTGATATGGTACTCAGATACAGCGGATGCATTGACGGGATACCTCTCGGCAAAGAGGCGGCCTGGCAGAATGCGACGCGCAACGACAAGGTGACCGTCGAGTCGTGGGATAAAATATGGATCGGACAGACTGCGCAGAACTCAAAGACATACAACTTTTCCGAAGGCAGCGCAATGAGTGTTTTCGGGTCGGAGTCCGGCCGCCCGGTTATTCTCATGGGAGCCGGACCGTCGCTTGCGAAGAACTGGGCCGACCTTGTTGGAGATGGGAAAACGAATTTCGGACGGCGTGACATTAAAATAGTGACGAACGTCCACAACTTCCCGTTCCTCGAAGATCATAACCTCATGACTTCGGAAGATTTCTACCTTATTCTTGACGCAGGAGATATCTGCATCAAGGAGATGAGTGAGGGCGGCGCGAATGCGGACAACCCCGATTGGTACTGGGAGCGTACAGCTTGTCGAACGCTTGTTGCCTATCACGGTACTCATCCCGAATTCCTGAAAAAATGGCGCGGGAAAATACTGTGGTTTACCACCCCTCCGGCGTCTATGAAAATCGCAGAGGAGATTTCGAAGCTGATCGACATCACGAAGGTTCCGGTTTTGAACGTAGGCGGTAACGTCATGGGTGCGGCCCTGTACTTCGCTCGCGCCGTTCTCGGGTGCTCGATCCCTATTTTCATGGGTATGGACCTGTCGTTTTCGTACAATCAGAAATTCCACCCGTGGGAATGCTGGTACAACGAAAAGTTCACCGGCGTTATACCTTGGATCGACATTTACGGGAACCGTGTCTGGACGTGGCCGTCGTACCTGGGGTTCAAGAGCTGGTTCGACTTCATGGCGTGCGGCGGCACCGGCAACAACGCGCAGCTCTGGATCAACGCCACCGAAGGGGGTATTCTCGGGGCGTATCCGGAAGGAAACATCAGGCAGATCGTGCAGATGGACCTGAAAACGGCGCTGCATATGTTCAATATGCATCATCTATTGCCGTCGCTGATCGAAAAAAGCACCGGCGGACAATTTAACCTACTTTTCTGAAAGGTAAACAACATGGCAAACACTTTTACCGTATCACACGATGACGTTTTCGGTGCGACCCGCATCAGGATCGGAACCCTTACTATGACTGACGGGGCGGCAGGTTCTTCGGCAAGCGTCGGATTTAACAGCATACTTTTTGCCGTTGACAACAGCGCGACGCAGGCAAATATCAGCCACACGGGCGGGAAGATAATCGCCTGTACCGCGGCGTCAGGGGCAACGTTCCAGGTGATGGTTGTCGGAAGATAGATAATGAACCATCCCGACGTAATCCGGCGGGGCGATCTCAAGTACAATGATAACCGGTATCTGCGGGTAGGTGGTTCGGGTCAGACCGTTTCCGCTGCTGTTGTATTTACCGGACCTGTCACCGTTTCAACGTTTGAGTTACCTTACGGATGGTCGATAGTCTGCACGCCGACAGAGTTCAACATTTATCAAAATAGCGTGTGGAAAGGCGGATTTACCACATGAAAATATTCCTTCCGTTTTTCTTCTTGATGATGTTGTTCACTTTTGCCTACTCGGCGCGGTTTCGGGTTGATACCGTATGGGCGCTGAAGGGGGCGTACATCTTTGACAGCAAAACTCCGGTTGCCGCATCTGTTGATACCGTGATAGGAATAATTGCCGGAGATTCTGTTGCTAGGAAGACAACTAAAGTAAAGCTTGCCGACTCCTCCATCGCTTCCGGCAATGCCGACATGCTCGATGGAAAGCACAAATCATACTACGATACTGTCGGAAACGGATTGTTTTTGCGACTCGACCAGACCTCCCCGCAAACCGTAATAAACGGAGCTCCTATTTTCGGTGTAGGGGTAAGGCTTTCGTATGGTGCTGTTCTCGACGGTTACAATTCTATAAACAACCTTGTCAATTTCGCTTCGATTGATGCCGACAATTATTTCAATTTCGGTACTTCGGCGGTTAATGGTTTTATCCTCGGGCAATCTACCGCACGGATATTTGGTACGACCGTGGGGAACGGGTATCTGAATTTTTCCACCGAAAGCGCCGCCAACGCGATGAGGATAACGAGTACCGGATTGATCGGAGTTAATACCATAAATCCGACCGGACTTCTTGACCTTGGAGGTTCGATAGTGCTCGGGAGCGATACCGGATTTACCGCTCCGGCTACTGCTTGCGCGATATTTAAAACGAGCGCCGGAACAACTGAGGGTTTTAAAAATACAGGTTCTCTTATGTTGCGTACAAGGGTATCTTCAGCAGCAGGACGTGGATCGTTTGGGGTATATACTGGCTCTCCATCGTTGCTTCGTTTTCTGATAAGGGAAGACGGTAGTACAAAAATTTCTAATCTGCCCGGACAAACTGCGGTAACAGCGTTCGTAACAAAACGCGCATCAGATTCATCTTTGTGCTCCGCATCCGTCGCCTCAGTATGGAATTCGCTTCACATTTCCGATACACTTGATACTACGATAAGCGTTTCCCCAGATTACTACCCTGTTTTAACAACTGGACGACGGCTGAGAAATGGACACTTGTTAAATTACAATGGAAACGTTTTTAATTATAAATCGTTCGAATTTAACCCCGCATGTTCTTCTCTTTCTGGAGGGTCGAATTACCCTAAAATAGGGGCTACGGCGTTGGTGGCTGGCAAGTCTGGTATTTTTGCTTCCAATGGGAATTTGTTAATACAGGGGCGATCTGGAACGGACAGAAATATATCATTTTATAACGGTACCGATACCGTTTATATGTTCGGAATAGTGGGAGATTCTTATTTAGAAAGCAATAAAGAGCACCGCTTTTTATACGTTGAAACAAATTCCGAACCGTACTTCGACGGTACGGCGCTCAAGGGCCGATTCAAGTACTGCTGGTCCGACGGATATACACATGGAGCCACGACCAACGGATACCGTATAAAAACAACCGTTCCCCATGCCAGAAATTCCCAAATGGTGTGGCATGTTACCGGTAAAAACGGGTCAGAGCCAGTTGACATAACCTTATCGTATTACGCTTCATCGAGTAGCAGCCTATCGTATTATACCGCAACCGGATTTGGTCTTGACTCTATTTACTGTACGCAGACCGGAACTTTCCAGACGATTTGGATTCCAGCCAATTCTTCAGCAACCGGGGCTGGAAAATATCTTGAATTAGAATTATGTACCGACTCCTCTTTTCAATATGCATTTGCCGACACCGCGATACCTTCCGCTTCCGGGGTTTATCCGCAGTGGGTTTATGTAACAAAATTAGCGACACGACAAAATATATCGGATTCACTGAATCAGGTAATCGACTCTTTGAAAACTGGAACCTTTCGCGTCGGACTTGGCGCTGATACCATCAGAATAAATACGGCAGGTGGAATAAGTTTGAGCGGTGCGGCGACGGTATGGGATGACATGAGGATAATTCCATCGACCTTTTCGTTTCCAGGAAACAATGACCCAACACTGGTAAAATATTCTATTAACGGGTCATGTTACGATTATGGATATGAATTTAATAATTCAGATTCGGGATGGTTCAAGTTTCAGATTCCGCATGATTACAAAGAAAACTCAAGTATTAAATGCCATATTCACTGGACTCCTCACGCAAGAGGATCATCCGAATTCAACAAGACTGTGGCGTGGGGAGTGACATTGGCATGGGGCAATATAGGATCGACATTTTCGGCATGTACGACGCTTGTTTTAACAGACACGTGCGACGGAATAAACTATAAGCATCTTATGACCCAAGATGCTACCATATACGCCACTGGAGGAAAGACAATATCGTCAATTGGTATTGGTCCAATATTTCGATCTGATGGCGATTCTTGGCAGACCAACACAAGCGGAAATTTACCGATACTTCTCGAACTTGATTTTCACTACGAGAAAGACGGGATTGGCAGCAATACCAGTTCTTCAAAATGAGGTTAACATGAAAACAATTATCTCAATTCTCATTCTTTCGGTGGCGGCGTTTTCGCAGGACTGCAGGCTGATAGAGACGGTTCACAGCGGTGATTCACTCGTGTTTGATACGTATCGGTGTATTGAAAATACCGACTCCGGGACCGTCGCAAGAATAAGGGAAGAGAAATGGAGATGCCGTAATTTACGTTTAGTGCAGATAAAGTACAGTAAAATCAAGAGGCATCCGGCTACGGAAGAAACGATTCTTGACAGTACCGTAACCCCGCCGTGATATGGAGTTGAAGGGCAATGCCGACTAAAAAAAAGACAATAACAATCGTATCGGTAGCCTCCGCCGTTGCGATAATTGCAACAATTACAGCCCTTTACGGAAGGGCTGTAACCTGTTTTGATTTAAAGGTAATCAAAATGGTTGACGATAGAGTTGAGCACGACCCAAGATTCGATTGTATCGAAAACATTCGGGACGATATCGAGGAAATAAAACTTATGATTGCAATTATGAATCAAGGCAACCCAGAATATGAAAAGGCAATCAAAATACTTCGCAATAAAAAGGAGTAGCCATGTCGGATTATTACAAAGAAATAGACGTTACTATCGTCAGCGGATCGCAGGAAACTTCTGCGGTATGTATTCGCGGCCAGAAAGGAATATCGCTTGAGATTCCGGCGTTTACAACAGGTTTGAATACGGCGGCTGCGGCGGTGACCATGAGCGGAAGCGAATCGGCAACAGGAACGTTCCGGGCAATTCACTTGTATTCTGCCGCATCCGGGTACAACGCTTTCGGCATTCCTTCGGGGGCAGGAAACATTATCGTTGCACTCGGGCCGAGAGCGCAGTACCTTCCGGCGTTTATCAAGCTGGCGGTGTCTGGAACGAACGCAACGGCAACGGCGGCAGGGTTTACGCTTACCGTTCACATGTATATCTGAAGTTTTTCCGTTCGGATTGGCACCCGGCGGATTGTCGATAAATAACTTTTACGGAGGAGGAGCAATGGCGCAACATGTATTTGTCGAGAACGTCGGAAGCGCGACGTATGAGGACGAGTTCAGGGGGCAGAAAATATCTATCCCGGTTGGCGGCAGGATTAAGATGCAGCGTCGTGAGGCGCTCATTTTTCTCGGGTGCATGAGCCCAACCGGGTCGGATGGGAAGCCCGCTGAAAAAAAGCTTCGGCTTATTCCGGTTGATGGTGAGCCTACAGAGACGGCGGCCGAAGTGAAAAAAGAACATATCTGCAACCTGGACGGGCAAAAGTTCGACACGCAGCAGGAGCTCGACGATCACCTGAAAAAGCTTTCGTCAAGAACTGTTACCCGCGATCAGCTCGACGCAGCGAAGAGGAAAGAGGGGTAATGCATGGTCCCGGCCGATGTATATACGACCATTCGACGCCAGTGCGACGAAACCGATACGACGTTTTGGGGCGAGAGCGAAACCTACGGCCTGATGAGTGTGGCCGAGGGAATCATCGCTCAGAAAATCGGCCTCATTGAATCGGTGCAGACCACAACGTCGGTAACTGGAACCAGGGCGTACACAGCACCGGCCGGGACAATCATCCGGGCGACTTATGACGAAGTGAAGTTGAAGCAGATCGATTTCAACGAAGTTGACAATGTTGAGGGAGAAGCTTACGGCGGGATCACGTCGCAGGGAACCCCGGAGTATTATTACATGTGGGGAAACCAGATGCACCTTTCGCCGATCCCGAACGCGGCGAAGGCGGTAAAGTCATACTTCTACGGGTACCCCGATGTCGTTACTACCGCGTCAACTACGTGGACGATTCCGAACGAATACGGACACCACACCGTAAATTATGCGTTGTGGCGAATGATGCTCAAAGATCAGGAAATGTCTGCCGAAGCCGCGGCATATGAGCGGGCGTGGAACAGCTCGATAGTTGAAATACAATCCGACTGGAACAGCAGGAAATTCCGAGACAGGTACGCAACTGTAAACGTATTCGACCCGATAGAAACCTGTGAATGAAACATGCCGTCCACATAAACCGCTTTGACGGAGGGTTGAATACGAAGGTTTCGGCACTTCAGGGGGAACCGAACGAGTCGCCGGATCTGCTGAATGTGGAGTTTGATGACTTCGGAGCGGTCGGAACGCGCAACGGGATCGCAAAGATAAATTCATCGACGGCGGCCGGGGCATTCGATCTGCTGCACTCGTACCGAAAAAGCTCCGGGGCCGACCTGGTGGCGGTATACAGCGACGTGAACATGCTCGTTGGAACTGCCATTGTTGCCGTCAGCGGTTCGACGGGGATGTTCTCCGCCGGTGTGCGCGTGCATGCCGAAAACTGTCAGAACTATGTTTTTCTGAGCAACGGAACAGCGAAATATAAATACAACGGAACCGACTTTACCCTGTGGGGTGTGTCTACCGCAACCACTGCATTCATAACCGCTCTTTCAGAGGTTGCAACGACGGTATGCAATGTCATTTCTTCGGGTGTGGAAATAGCGTACCGTGTCGCACTTATCAACAGTACCAATGTCGAATCCCCTGCAACCCTTGTGAAAACCCACACAGTTACCGACGGATCTGCGGCGGTGAAGATAAATTTCAACGATTCCCCTGCATCGCACGGAATCAATTATGTTGCCGTATATCGTGACGACTACCTACTGACGGCTGGAACCGAATCGGTGGGATACGTTTTCGACCGGCACGAAACACTCACCGAAGCACGGGATCAGACGATCGCCGATAGGCGCCCCCCGGCAATCAACATTTTCCTGTACCATGCCGGGTACATGTTCGGAGCAACGGAATATTCCACCGACCTGTATTACTCGGAAATAAACTCCCCGGAGGCGTGGCCGTCAGATAATTACATCCGAGTCGGCGATGGCGACGGGTACACCATCCGGGCTCTTGCCATTTACAACAATGGGCTGGTGATTGCAAAAGAAGATGGGAACGGCAATGGCAAGGTGTTTGTTCTCTACATGCCGGATTCTGATCCTGATAACTGGTCGCTTAGTGAACTCGATCTTGCATACGGCTCTATCAGCCCGCGGGCGATCTGTCGGTTTTCAAACTTCCTCATGCTGCTTAACAAGAACGGAATTTTCGATATTTCGCAGGCGCAGATGGGCGTCATGAACTCGACGGCGCTCTCGTGGGAAATCGAGCCGGACGTTCAGACGTTCGTCAGTACCTACCTGACTGGTGCCATAGCGGTAATGTACAAAAACAAGGTCTGGATTTCCGTCCCGTATTTATCTGGAACATCGAACAATCGAATTTATCAGTACGACTTTGTAAGGGGGCGCGATCAGATTGCAGGGGCATGGGGCAGACATTACGGCATAGGAATGAAAGACCTTTGCATTCACGCCGGGATTCTGTACGGGGCGGGATACGACGGACACATTTACAAGCTCGATTACGGTACCAACGACGACGGAAACGCAATTGAATCTTATTTCAAGACCATGCATATTCACGGAAGGGAAGAGCACCGCGACAATACGAAGGTATGGAGGTATGCGCTGGTCACCCTTGACACTTCCGGAGACTGGAACGTTTCGGTTTCTTGGAATTCAGATTACAGCTCCGACATCATAGGTACCTATTTGTGCGATGTTGACAACGGGGCATCATTATGGGGTTCCGTGGTGTGGGGGGTTGGTAGGTGGGGAGGAACGAGCGGCCAGCGAATTTTCAGAGTTCCCCTGAATGTGGTAAGCAAATCGATACAACTTAAAATCGGAACGAATACTGCGGGGCAGTATTTCAAGCTTTACAAAATATCGCTGCACTATTCGTTACGGGGGGTAAGATAAAATGGCAAAGACGATAAAAACGAAACAGGACACGCCGTTTCAGTATGAGTATTCGTTCGATGATAAACCGTGGGACCGGTCGGCCGACCCCGGCGACAGAATAAAAAACTGGACCGTTCCATACAATCCCCCGGAGATACCGGGAAGTGCCGGGAGGTACGGTTTTAACGAAACAATTTTTCCGGCGCACGGGACCACAATGCCGACCTTGCCGGATCGCAATCAGACCGGAGGCGGGGGGACGGACAACATTTCCGCCGAACGGCAGAGAATAATGGGTTCAATAAAGCGTCGAGCCCTTGAAACTGTTCCCGAATATGATTATAATACTGATATGCCGGAGCGTCCCCAGCGCATCGAGCGGCAGATCGAAGGCAGGAACTCGGCCGGTGCGGAAATTCCCGGTAATGTCGATCCGGAATCACAGGTACAGGCCGCACTGCGGCGACTTATGTCGAGGAGGGGATAACCATGCCAGACACAACCATGCAGCAGCCGCAGAATTCTTACGACCTGCAGCGCCAGAAGGTGCGCGATGAGGAACAGAACAGGCGCAAGCAGGAGCAAGCCGCCCTTCAGCGCCGACTCGCCGGTCGCGGATTTACCGCGGGGTCTGGCTATACCGAATCTCAGCAGGCACAAACCGATATCGCGGCACGGCAGGGAGAGCGCACGCGGCTGGGCGACGTGGACATCGCCGAGGCGGGGGCTGGGGAGCAGCGGGCGGAAAACGAGCGGCAGCGCGAATGGATGGGCGGACAGAACTCCGAGACGCGAAAGCTTGAAGAGCGGCGCCTGACCAACGATGAGAAGCAACAGGCTTGGGCGCAGGGAATGACAGAAGATCAGTTTGTCGAACAGAAGCTGCAGAACCTCCGCGGGTATGGTCTTGAAGTCGAAGGGTTGAACCAGCGACAGCAGGAGATCGATGACGCCGCGAATAATTTCAGCAACAAGCTTGAGTTCGACTACTGGGCCACCGAAGCCGGGTACAGCGATGCGGATCGACAAAGAGCATGGGCGGAACGGCAGGGAACCCTTGAACGCAACGCGGCCACCGAAACCAATCGGGAAAACCAGGATTTTCAAGCGGCCTTCGCCGAATTCGGGGAATTGCTTGCCCGCGGTCGCATGGAGCTTGAAAATACTATCAACATTGAAAACGCCGGCTTGAAGATGCGGACTGATTCCATGTACAATCTTGGCCTGTCCGGGGAAAAAATAAACACGGAAAACCTTTCTCCGATCGAGTCCGACGCCTACAACATGGGCCTTGCCGGAAAGTCGAAGAGTGATTACGACTTCATGATTCAGGACCAGATTTCGAAAAGAAATTTGATGATCGTGACCTCTATTGAAGACGAAGGAACGAAAAGCGACATTATCGACATGTGGGACACGTTTAATATCGGAGGGTAGCATGAATACACTTATTGCGCTGCTGACTCTCGCCTCTCTCATTGGCGGGGGAGTATCAACGTATAAAAACCAAAAATACAAGAAAGCCTCCGACGTTGCGGAAGAAAAGCAGCGTAAGCAGGACGAGCGTAAGGGCCTGCAGGGAGCGATCGCCAGAACTCTCGGCGTCGACACCATGCCGTATGAAAAGCCGGTGGCCGCTCCTAAGGCTCCCGATACCATGTGGAGCGACATGCTGCAGGCAGGGGCTTCCTCCGGCGCACAGGGGCTCTCTCAGTACCAGGGATCGAAAATGTATCCGATGGATTATCCGCAACCGACGACTGCGACACCAAAAACTCCGCGTCGCACTCCACAGGGGTACGCCCTATGAACATTCCTGACGAAAAAAAACAGCGACAATTCGACGCTTTCCGCAGAATTATCATGCCGATACTTGGGGTGGGTGAAGCGGTTGCCACACAAGGGAGATCGCCAGGTACGACAGCCTTGGCCGTAGAGCAGAATTACCAGGATGCAGAGGACAGGCAGAACCAATTCCGACGGCAGTCAGAGGCCGACGCGCTGCAGCGCCGCCTGACCGACGCGCAGCTTGAGGGATCCGGCCGCGAAAAAGCCAAGTACGAGGCCGAGGAAGGCCGTCGGGCCGAATGGGAGGAAGGTGTTTCCCGTATACCGGGCCTGTCCGAGATAGAGCGCCTGACACTGCGCGGAGCTGGCCCGCAAGAGGGAA